ACAGTGAGTCTTGGTTCTCATTTTGCACGTCAAGCTAGTCTTGCAGGTGAAAGCTTGTGGCTACCATCTCATCTTAGTCGATTAGAAAAAGCTGGAATAGATATTAAGGATGCTGTAGCAATTGCAGGTGGCAATGCTAAGATGGCTGATGATCCTAAACGATTTCAATACACAATGTCTGTTTATAAAAGACTTCTTACATCTCACCTAGCTACAACTGGTGCTAACGTAAAAGGTTTTACGCAAATTGTAAGTATTAACAGTTTTGCAGATTTTTTTACAGCTGCCGTTAATCTTGGTCAGGCACGTTTAGCTAAATTAGCAGGTAATGAAGAAGCTGCTAAACAATTTATGAATAGATCTTATGGCTCTGCAGTTGGTGCTATCCGTAGAGGAATTGATGTATTATCTCCAGATATATCTATGGAGTATGCTGACAAAATACTTTCTTTAAATCCAAAAGTTGCTGAAAAATTATTTAGAGATGTCTCTGGTGATGGTGGTGTACGTGATGCTTTATCTGATTTTAATTTAGATAAAATTAAACGTAAACCAGGAAGTATTCTTAAGGGGTCAGAAGAAGTAGAGATGTTAGCCTTTAGAGGTCTTGATGCTGTAACTAAGGGTGCTCAAACATTAACTATGGTTAGACTACAAGACGAGCTAACTAAAATATGGTCTTTCGGTACAAACTTAAATCAAGCAATTATGCGTGAATATGGTAAAACATTCGAACAATTTTTTGATCCTAGTAAAGCTGCTGAAAATGCGCTTGAAATGGCATCCGACAGGTTTCAAAATAATGTTTTAGATAAAGCAGTATTTCGTACACTAAGAGAAACAGCTTCTGTTAATTGGTCTACATTGCCAGGAAAAGAATCCTTACTTTCTGCTAGAACTTTAGCACAAAAATTTGAATCAGGTACAAACAAAACACCTTTTGGTTTTATAATTCCTTTTGGTAGTTTTTTAAATACTACGATAGCAACTATGTCTGATTTAACAGGTATAAATGCTATGAGGTTTGCTGTTAAAAAAGTAAGTGGTCAAGAATTAGATTTTGCAACTCGTGAAGGTGCGGAGTCATTGGGTAAAATGGCTGCTGGTTGGACAATTATTACAACAGGTATTTACGCAACAGGTGGGGCTAAGGATAGACTAGAAAATAATTTAGCTTATAACCAAGATATGAGAGATGATGGAAGTATTCAAGATAAAACTTATGACTGGCCTGTTTCAGCAATAAGACTTTTATCTCAAATGGGTGCTCACGCTTTAGGTGAAGATGATAATTTTGATTATCAACAAATTCCTAAAGAGCTTATAATAGAACTTGGAATACAAACTGGTGGACAAGCAGTAAGAGATCTTGATGAACTTGGTCAAACTATTGTCTATGCGTATAACCAAATTTTGGAAGGAAACTTTGAGCCTTTTAAAGATATGATAGGTGGTGCTAAAAGTAGAATTATTCAAGGTGCGACAAGACCGTTAGATCCTATCAATCAAGTCTGGGGTATGGTATCTGATGCTAATCTAAGTCCTGACCGAAGACAAGGTGCAGAGACTCAGAATCAAATGCTTCGTTATATTGATAATATAGTTGGTGTTAAGAATAAAGATATGCCAAGACGTGCTACTCCAACAAGAGGTAGACAGTTTGTTCCAGACATAGCTAAACAAATACTTGGAAACAGAACACTTCAAGTACCAAATCTTATAGAGAAAATGATGAATGCTGCAGGTAGACCTTATTGGAAGTCAATTCGTTTTAATGGACCTGCAGAGATTAAAAATAAAATGGATGCATTAGCAGCTCCGTTCTTTGAGACAAGAGCTTTAGAATATTTAAAAAAGAATCCAAATTATTTTAGATTACCTTTATCAGATAAACAAAAAATATTAGATACAATATCTACAGAAGTTAGAAAAGATGTAACTGACGTTGTAAAAAAAGGTATGCCAAAAAGCATAAATGTTTTAAGAACTCTTCTGGGTAAAAATAAAAAAGAGGTTAGAAACGTTATGAAGTTTTTAGGTATTGAAGGTAATATAGAAGATTTGTTAAAAGAGGAGGGTGGTCTCCAACAACTGTTACGAATACAAAGTCTAGTTGATAGCTACGATGATATATTCTACGGAGATCTAAACTTAGACTAAAACAAAAGGGGGCTAAACGCCCCCTCTTTTTTTATGTATCATCTTCTAACATATAGTCTGCCCAATCATAAGATGCTTTTTTAATCTCTTGCATTCGCCAGGTTTGTCTACCTGCTGCAAGAAAGCCACCCATAGCTTGACCTGCTAAGTATAATCTAGGTGTTAGTTCCTTAACAGTTGCAGGTTTATGTTTCTGTCGAGCAAATTTCTTAGCTTCCTCTTCGAGACTCTTTGTCAAGTACTTGCTCCTTGTTTTTGAAGTAGGCTTTGTTAAAGCCAAACTCCCAGTCCCTATGTTCTTTAGTGTTGCGAACATAAGGATTCTTCAGGTTTCCTATTAAGAAACCTTTATAACCCTGATTAAAAGGTTTAGCTACTTTCGATTTTGAAGCTGAACCAGTGCGCTTAAATACCATTGTGCTTTCTCCAAATCTTGTACACCATTTTTATATCGCCATCTATGAAGGTACTTAGCAATATTACCTCTATAGTAACCTATTAACTCCTCATCTGTCAAGAAGTCTTCTATATATTTTATACATTCTATTGTACCTTGACCGTAGTGTTGAGGTTTACTTACTGGATCATAGCTAGTATTCATAGTCAAAGTAGTAGGGCTATCGTCAGTTATAGTTATAGTATCAGACAGCTCTGCCATAGCATCATCAAAATTTATCATAGTATTATTAACTCCGCATCTGTAAATGGAATGTGAAAGAATAGTTCACCTTTTCTAATGTATCTACCTTTAGCTTCTTTAAGACTTTCTTTAGTTAATAGGTAGTCTCGAATACGCCAAGCTTGTTTAAGATCTTTACGAAAGACATAAAAGTTTAAGACACCGTTCTCACCTTGATACTTATCAAGTAATCGTTGCTTACGTTCTGGTATCCTAATCTCTTTCCAATGCTCAGGCCAATCACCATCCCAAGCTACTTTAACTTCAGCTTCATTAAAGTAGGTAAACCCATGCTTCTGAGATATTATATCAACGTGGTAATTTTCTTCTGTGTTGACTAGCACATGATCTTTCTTTGTAAGATATGCTGTAAGAGCATCCTTAGCCTGAGTATCATAAGCCTCATATAAAGCACGATTAAATTGTTTTCTAACTGGTTGCATATATTATGCTCCTATATCTACGATTTCACAAACGTCACCAGTACAAGCAAAGGTCTGACTACTTGCAGTAGTGTCTTCTTTTTCATACTCTGAAAGCTTTGCCCAGTCAATACTTTTTGGCATTACTCTAGATAATTTTTTATAATCGTCTTTTGTGCACCACTGGTACGGAGCTTGCTGATAAGTATGTTCGTTGTAAGGCAAGAAGCTTACCCCAGACATCTCATCAAAGTGCTCGTAAACAAATGCACCTACTTCAAACCATTCATCCTTTCTTACATTAATTGTTACACTTGGCTTATGCTCACACCAATGTCTTTGATACATCAACCATGTATTTAGTTGTTGAATAGCTGAGACATTGTCAGTGACTATTGCTCCTTGAGGAGCTTTAACTGGAAATGAAAACACAGTTGTTTGATCTGGCTTCATGAAATCAGCCTCACTTGGAATACCCTGATCTTTCATAAACTGTGTTAGTGGATCTTTGTTATCACCTCTTACAGTTCTTATGTAATGTGGTGAATGTCTTGGGTGTATACCTGATGCAGAGTCCACAAGTTGTGAAACTGTACCGCTAGGTTTTACGCAGGTAATTGCTGTTGATTGTGAAATGCCAAGGCGGTCAGCCCAATCAGCATTAGTACGAACAGCCACTTCTCGTAAGTGTTCAAGAGTCTTCTCCAATCCTTTGTTCTTAATTGTTAGTAATTGATTGTCCATTATCCCTGTG